TATGATGGATGACAACAAACTTCTTGCCATCTTCCTTGCCCCAAGTATTCAGAGTATCAAAGAATTGGTCACGATTGACTTTCTTGCCGTCGATGATTGCACCTGTCTTGGATGTGATCATCATCCAGGAGTATCCGCGCTCCTTGAGTTGTAGGCAAAAGTCTGATTGTGAGATAAGACCCATGATTTGCTTCGTAGAACGAGCACAGATCAAAGTCTTGTCGATGTTGTTATCATCAAGGGTTTCGATGAGGTTGTCTCCATCCTCAGCATACATAACCTTTCTTCCCTTGACGATGGGCAGTTCTTTAACAACCACTTTTGGAGGAAGAATGTACCCTTCATCAACAAGCAAAGGAGCAGGAACATTACATAAAACTTGACCATAGACACTCCAATTCATTCCAGGTTTAGATACAGCAAGAGAATGTTTGGGCGTTGCAGTATAGAAATAGCAACGATCTGCATTCTCTGCAAAGAACTCAGTAGCAGGGAAAAAGTGACGCTGAACACTGTTATGTGCCTCGTCAAAGTAGATCGTATTGACCTCAATGTCAGCATCGACAACACGATGCAGCGAATGATATGTGGTGAAGATGATAACATTCTCACCAGCAGTCCGTGCTACGTTGTTAAACAGAGCAATCTTTTCAGACTTGGTTGTAGAGAAGTAATGTGTCTCTCCACTGTGAACGTGCATCACATGTGTGTTAGCATTATCAACAATCTCCATAAATTCACTACACAGTTGCTCTGCCAAAAGGATGCGTGGAGCAACAACAACAGTGGTAGTGCCGTTGTTGATAACATTGTGACGACGCTGAGTATCAACAATCATGGTGAGAGTTTTACCACCACCAGTGGGAACAATAACCTGACCTTTATCATACGCAAGCATACGATCAAGGATGCGCTGTTGATGAGGACGAAGGGAAATAGTCACAGTCGAGTAGTCTGACACCAAAGAATAATAATAGCACCCTTACAGACGATTGTAAAGGGTGCTCAGAGTGCTTATACTATACAGACGCTTTGGGGGTGAGTATTATTTTATGTGGACATTCTCTTGTTTACTCTACCAGCAATCTTCATCTTACCTTTCTTATCAGGTGCTTGTCCTGTTGCTTTCTTATACTTATCAGTCTCTTGCTTTTTGAATATGCCTTTCAAATATCTCTCACCTTCGCCTCTAACCTTATCTCTTTCTGCTCTAGTTTTACCTGATGCTTTTGCAGGTTTATATGTAGGTGATACTTTCTTTGCTTGCTTCTTCTTCAACAATTCACTAGCAGTTGGTGTTGCTTTTTTCTCAGGTGCTGCACTGCCACTCTTTCTAGCAGCAATTCTTGCCTGTGCCGCTTTCTTTCTTTCTGCTTGTGCTGCTGCTTTCTGTGCATCAGCAGCAGAACCTCTTGCTTGTGTTGGTTGTTGTTCTTTCTCGCTACGTTGTTTCTGTGTACCAATATCTTTGCGTGCTTTATAATCCTTAGCGGGGACCATTTTGCCCCCGCCAGCAGCTTTCATTCTTCTCTTTTCTGGTTCGGTCTTCTTACGATTTGCACCCACTCTGCCACCTTCGCCAGTCTTTCTGATCTGACTTCTTCCCTGTACTTCAGGGTCGTATACTTCATTGATAAACTGAACGAAGGTTTTCATTCTACTTTTACTCTGTCCTCATTTTATTTAGCAGAAGACTTATATACGAGACCCTCCTCATACATTTGGTTTACTCTTTGCCGACGCATTTCCCTTAGTTCATCACGTCGTTTTTGTTGTTCGTTAGTGTATGTAAAACCCTGACGTTTCCAGGTTTCGCGGAGTTCTTTAAGTTCAGCAAGGACAGTAGCGGAATTCATAATCAGTAGTCGATGTTAGAGTTAAGGTATTCTTCCATGTTAAACTTTTGAGTGTCTTCAATAAGATCCATGAGATCTTTTTCAACAGAATCAAAATTAACAAGTTCTTCAACTTGTTGCTCAGTCAAATAATTGTCCATAAGTTTGGTGGTTACAATAATAAAACAGTTTAGAGGTGAGGTATATTATTAGTAATCACTGTCAGCAACACACATACCAAGACAGCGAACATTATTGTCAGCAGTTCTTCCGCAGTGATTACATAGAACACGTCTGTGTTTAACATACTCTAAGTCTTTCCAATAGTATGGATGACATAGTAAGAGTGTATGAATGTATTTGTGTTTCTCATTCTTAGTGTATTCACAATTAGGTTTAGGTTTAACACCTGTCTCTATTGTGATATATTGTTCATCGACAAAGTAAACCCATCCCTGATGAACTAGACCATTATGATGCCAGATAACATAATCATCAACCTGAGGAGTGTAAGTCATTTCCCTAATAAAACGCTGCCATCAACGGATTAAGATTTAACTGCATAGCGGTATATGAACGGGTTTTACTAATATCTATTGTATTTCCTTGCTTGGAGAAGTTAATAGGCGCTGAATACTTTCCCGTCTTTGTGTTGTAGAATCCCCAGACGGACTTAGGTGCCACATTAGTATAGGAGAAAGTACCATCATTGACAATGCAAATGCGATGAACATTGCGTCGAAACTCATCAACTTCATAGTGAAATCCTTTGGGTGGTTTGTGTGGGAAACTGCTAGGTAGTTCAATCAAGTTGTAAACTCCTCTACTACACCTGAATCAACACTCTGGGTAAGTTCAAATGCACGGGATTTAAGAATATTTTCCCGCAAATTTGAATAGTATTGTTGATTGAAACCCTCTGCATCTTGTGCAGTGATTAAATCAAAACACTCATCATCATCTTGTGCGATTACATTCCAAATTCCACCATATTCGGATGAAGGGAATGGAACATAATGATCCACAACATAAAGAAACTTGTCAGTCATTGTCCTCGTCAGATGTCCTCTTAATTTTAGTGTACTGATTGGTTCCTGTCAAATTACATATTAGTCTCTTCGTCCATCATTACAGAAAAACTCTGCGATGTAGTAGTCTACAGTGATCTCCAACTCTGCTGCCTCTTCTTCACATTGAGCAATGAAATCATCAATCATACGTTCAGTTTGCATCTCTTTGCGGTTGTTGTTGTAATCAATCATACTGCAAGTGCTCCGGTAGGGATCTCAGTCAGTTTTCCAGTGATATCATGCAAATCGTAGCAGATCCACTCATCAGCACGAGTGAAGATGTAAGCATACTCTTCACCATTGTCCAAAAATTCAGTAATATCATCATCAATTCGTGGAGGACAATTATCACCACGTTCAGAATAGTATTGAGGACCATATTCCTCAACCTCAACATTCTCGATCACATACTTTGCAACTTGCTTACCAGTCCAGCGGTCTTTTGTCCAGCAAGTTGACATATCACCACCATCAATCAGCGAGGAAACTTCCTCCTTTGTATTGTAGTGTGTCGTAAGAATCCGACCCAACCACTCAGGATAACCATCCCAATGATGATAAGCAGACAGAATAGAATCATCTGAGAGTTGAATGCCGATGCGTGAACGAGTTGCCATAATGAAAGAAGATGTGTGAGAGGCGGAGATCAGTTTGTCGATCCCTCTTACTGTTTTGCCTCTCGTATGTTTGTATCGGGTCTCCCCTCCACACTATGAGGACACTTTAGAGGTGAGTAATATTTTTAACCACCATTTATTTGACAACCTAACATTGCACCACCAACAATTCCTGCTGGAATTGCCCACCAGCGACCTTTTCCTCTTGATCCATAACCTGCAAGACCGCCACCAATTAGAGCACCAGCAACAGTTCCACCTGAACAGTCATTATCATCTACAGGTGCATTGGGTTGATGATAAGTTGGTTCATGGTAGTATGTGGGTTGCATATTACCGCACGATACTTTAGTTCTATTGTGTTTAATATATCCACCAACATATTGCCCTCGACTATCATAGTATCCAGGCACATATTCTTCAGTATTTCTATAACAATGAGATTCCGGGAAAACTCTAGCTGCACCAGCATATGCAGGTGCTGCAATGAATAGTGTTGAGAGCAGGATTGCAGGGAGTTTCATGTCATTGAATTTCATACATCTATATTTACATAAAAAAAGGCACCTGTCAAGGTGCCTTGTGCCATTTATTCTTGTGTCCTTGCCTGCTGAACAAGATATTCAGCAAAACTTTCCATTTTATCTGGGTGAATCTGTGGAATTCCTGCTTCTTCTACCGCACTTTTGATACTTTTGACCTCATTTTGATCAAGTTTTCTTCCGTTTTTGGGTAGAGTCATGGGCAATCTCCAAGATGTGGTGACATCATAACATGTCATTTCACAATTAGTTAGGAATTTAATGTTTTCTTTGGAATTGCTTGATTTAATTCAATAATCTGCTGGTGCTCCCAAAATAGGAGAACCCCAATTAACATACCATGACCCACCTACACCACCATCCATATTGACAATGATGTCATCACCTACGGTATCTTCATTCTCCCAAAAATCTTTCCAATCTTCGGGTGTTGCTTCACTGATGTTCTTGTTCATTTTGTTTGATGCGTTTTTTTACCATTTTAGCATATCTTACTTCATCTACTGTATACCAGTTAGGGTGTTTTTTTGCACGTTTAATGATTTTCTTTGCTGCTTTTTTATCCGATAGTTCTTTCACTACCTTACCTTAATATATCATTAATATTATTTATAGTTTGCCATCAACAGTAGCACTACCAACAACACGAGTATATTGTTTTAGTGTTCCCTCTTGTTCGCACTTAAGATGCCAACGTGTCATAACAGTGACACCATCTTTAGTAGCACCAGTCATCATCTGACGACCTTGTTTTGTCATGGTAGAATACAATCCATACCTAGTTTCCCAGACGTAGAAGCACTCGTCAATAAGTTCTGCGCCATCAGGGATGATTGCTTGATCAGTTGCTGTCTGAATCATTTGAATCCTCTTTCTTTTTGTTAAAACCAAATGGACCTGCTGCTTTTTCTTCTAGTGCTACTTTTAGTGCAACACCACCTACTGCCTCCATAACTCTTAGAATGTCTTCTGTCTTGGCACCTTCACCAAGTTCTTTAGCAACATACCAATACTTAGGCCAAAATGTTTCGCCTGCTCTTTGATAATCATCAAGTGTTAATAGTTTCATTTACCAACTCCATAATCAGGTGCTTTTGCTTCAAGTTCTCGGATGGTTTTATGCAGTTTTTCTACTGCCTTACGCATCTCTTCGGTTTCTTCATACTCCCAAGTTTGACCTTTAGAGTTTATAAATTGTTTTTTAGTCATAGATGTTCTCTCCTACCATCAAGGTAATGAATAATTTCTGAACGCCACTCCATTAACTCATCCATACAACCTTCTTCCATTGCATAAAGACGTAGTTCATGGTCTGGTTTCAATACACTTTCATAGAATATATGAAAGGCATCTCTACGTTTCTGATTTGAATCAGGTGTCATTGAATAATCTCCCAGTGAGTGTCCTCATTGTTTTCATTCATCCAAAAGAAGTAACGACCAGAAATAGATGCTAGGAAGACTTGTCCGCCTTCACGCTTCTCAACTCTACATGAATGAAGGTTGTCCATCATATTGGCAAAACGATTTTTTGCCTTGGAAGTCTTAGGTTTGACGCAGAGAAATTCTGTTTTCATTGAGTTCATAGTTTGATCAACCTTCACAAAGGTATTATAATGGGTTTAGAGGTGGGTGTCAAGCAGTGTAAAGATTGTAAAGAATTTCTTCCATCTCCTCTGCTTCAATCTCCCATGGTTGGTCACTGTAATCAATGTTGGAATAGTCAACGCCCATCCAAAGACTTTTACCACGAATTTCTTTTAGATTACCTGTAACATGTTGGTAAACGTGCCACAGTTCATGTAAAAGAGTCTTAGTATATAGTTTCACGGTCATGCGGTTATGCAATTCAATCTCAAACTCGCGAGGTCTAGAACCACCCTCAGCAGTGCACCAACCAAATACACCCTCACGCAACAATCCACGATGATTGATAGTAATGTCAAGTTTGTGACGTGGTAGATACCTACCGATGAACCATGCTACGATACTTTCACACTGTCGCTGACTATAACTGTATCCAGTAGTTTCAAAATAGAGCATTGATCGCCTGCGATGTTACACGGGTGCCCCACTGCATCATCCACATAAATGATGCTATGAAGATAAGTTTCTGAGTGGCAGTCATAGGTTGCTCCTTGCATTACAGGGACAGTTTAGGGGTGAGGTATATTGACACTCAAATGATTATCATATATAATCAAAACTAAATGACTTTATAGTATGGCACAAGACGAATTGCTTTCGTTATTTCCAACACCAGTTCTTATCGCACAATATCCTGTGCCCTATGAGAAAGAGTTGGAATATATTCGTAACTTGCCTTGTCGTAGAGAGAACAAAGGTGGAGATGCAGGTAATAAGATACACTATAACCGACAGTCAGAAGATACTTTTGTATTAGATAAACCTGAACTATCAAACATCAGGGAGTTCATCAAGTC